GCGTGCTTTGTCACCCTGGCGTAAATCAATGGTGAACTGTGTTCACTGTAATAAAAAAATTCCCGGCCAGGAGGACCATGTCTCCTGCCGGAAAAACAAGCTCCACGCCTTCCACTTCGGTTGTGTGTGGACCATTATGACAGCATTAGCCGCCGCCGGCTTAATGCCTAAAAAGAATATGGTTTGCCCCAAGTGCATCGACAACGGTGACGCTGACAAAGGTATTCTCAATATGCGACCCGACATCTTCGAACAGTACAAACTCGGCATCGCACAGCAATTGGACGAAAAGTCGGCCAGAGGCGAGCATCCTCGCCGCGGGCCCCCTGACCCCGTTGAGTATGATGAGAAAGCTGAGCCCAACCCCAACGACCCGCCACCACAACGTGCGCGTGGTCGTGGCCGCAAGCTCAAACTTCAATTCAAACACAACCCCACCCCCGGTCAGGCTGTTTGGCTGAACGCGCATCATCCTGATGCGTGGGAAGTCATCCCCGGCCCGATGAATGTCCGACCACACAAACACATGATCCATGCCACCTTCCGCCGCATGAATGAAGCGGATCTCGTGCGTTCGCTCCCTCCCGGTGACGTGACCATTGTCAACGGGGACCCCCACCGCCAGATTCATACTTATGCTGGCCGTTCCGTGTGGTTCCAGTTTGACTCGAGCCCACAATCGCTCGTCAACCACCGCACCGCCTTCCACGGTGAGGAGCACCCGCCTGCTTGTTTCCATGCTGAGCGCCTCTGCACCCACGTGCGTACACCCAACGTTCTCGTTTACCAATCTCTTAGTGACGATTGGGACACTGCCTCCCCCGCCATCACCGCTTTCAGACAAGTTTATGCCTTCGTTTGGAATGTCGGTGCCCCTGAGCCTGGCTCAAAAGGCGTTTGGTTCGGTGACGAGATCTCCTGGGAGTACAAGAGCAGCACGGCCACACACCATGTTTATCGCATCACTGTCGGTGGCGACGACCCGTTTGACTGGCACAAGCCACGCTGGTTGGACGACGGCCGAGTCGCAACGAAAATCTACCGCGATAGTGACTCGATGAACATCATTCGCATCGTTCCGACCGGCAGCGCCGCCGGCGACGACATCAAAAAGTCGTCGATTGACATCCAGCCGTCCAATAACATCCCGACGATATCATTGCCGTCGGGTCACAAGTTGGTTGTGCCGGCCGGCCTTTGGCACGTGGTGTCGTCCTACCACCCCGGCGCCCGCACGCCCGAGCAGTTTTACAATGCCTCCGTCGCTTTGACTGCCCGGCTCGGCCCACGCGGTTCGGACTCCAAATACGTTGACTTTGTCCCGTACGTTGATAACCTCATCAATGCGTACTGGCAAACCAACCTCGCCACCCGCACCATGGCACATGAAAGCTATGCGTACAACCTCGCTTCACAGCAGGCGTTGTCGTACGTGTTGTCTTATTGGAATGTGCAAGTTTGGGCCGGTTACGCGATCCTGTACAAGCACCTCATCATCACCGCACTTGTGTGTGTCGCAACGTTGATTTGGTTTGCCATTGCCAACCGCTTCGCCACGGCCTGCGGTATCGTCAAGCTCAGTGGTCAACTGCAGTACGTGTGTGTCGCTGCGCCGTTTTTCAGTCGGCACACACTTTACAGCGGTTTCTTTCCACCCTTCTCCTTGCTTTACCGCCACACCGTCCAGTCCATCGAACCCGACTTTGCGCTCCTCGCTGCCACCACCGGCGACGTGATCGTTGTGTTTGTTTGTCTGTTGGGAGTGCTTTGGGTCCTCCGATCACTCGCCAGTGCCATGAAGCCCGCCATCCGTTGCGTCACCGCCGTCGGCCGCGCCATATCTGCACTTGGGCGCGCCGCTCCGTTGTTGGTCCTCGCCGTGTTTTGCCTCCTTGCGTTTTATTTCATCCCACCCGACTCTGTTGGCTCGGTTTGTTACCGCCAGGTTGTGCATCACCCGCCCTGCCACATCACTGAGGACACAATGACCATTGGCGGCCAGGTGGTTTGCACCGTTGAGCGTTGTCTTCAACCCGCTGAACACGTTATCAACACCCTTAACAGTGTTCGCGGCTCGGGCGACTCCGTGTGGGCCACCGTAGTCACGTTCCTCAACACCACTGCCACCCGTGTCGCCTCAGTTTGGTCCGCCGCCGCACCACCTCCACCCCCACCCGCGGCGCCTCCCATCATCCCGTGGTATGATACCCTGTACCGGCTGTTCAACTTCAACATCACTGCCCTTGTACAGCCGCATCAGGACCTGCAAGCTGCCGTGCCATTCACGGCCGCTCCTTGACTCTTCATCACATTAGCGGCCGCTGTTGCTGGACTGCCGATGCGCACCTTTGTCGGCCCTTTGCCTGAAATGGAACCCGGCAATATTTGTTCGTTCGGTGCCCGTGCCGACATCCAGCATCGCACCTCCCGCCGCTCCACCCCACACCTGTTGGGTTACGGTCATGCGATCGACGGCATCCAAGCCGCCCCGTACACCTATGCCAACTGCGCCACCAATGAGTATGCCGCACTCCGCACCCGCCTCTGCGCCGCCAAACCCCCTATCAATGATACCGTTGTCAACGATTACCTCCGTTTCGTTGCGCACGAGTTCATTGATCTCGTTGACCCTGGCGACGTCGAGCCCGTCAAGTGGGACCGATACTTGCGTCGATACAACATGGCCAAACGCGACCGTTTAATGGCTGCCCGCATCCTCAACACCCAGATGCCTCCCCCAACCAAAACTGTCTTTCGATCGAGCACTTTCACCAAATCGGAGGACACTGGCTTAATCGCGGGCTACCAAGTGTTGGGCAAGTCGCCGCGCAGTATTCAATCGCGGTCGCCGCACTATTCCGCCGTCGTTGGCCCTTCGATGGTTGCTCTCAAGGACGCCGTGTGTGAGTACCTCACCATGGACGACCCCATCTTCGCTGGCCCCGGCGCGACGGTTGAGCAAATTGGCACCGCCGCTTTAATCATGCACCACCGTGGTTGGGAGATCGAAGAGTTCGATTACGAGCGGTTTGACTCATGCCGCCGCCCGCACACATTTGAGCCCATCTACCAGCTCATTCGTCGTGTCGGACTCGACCGACCCACACCCTTTGGCGTCGACCTCGTGCAATTCATGCGTATGGGTCAGCAAATTCGCACCCGCACCCGCCACGACGTCATTGCGTCCATCCCTGAGGCCTTCACCACTGGTGACGATTCGACTTCCCTCTCCAATTTCTTGGCCAATGTGTCGATGTTGCTGTTCATGATGCGCAAGAGCAACCCGTCCCTCAGCTTTGATGAGTTAACCCAGCGCCTGCAGATATGGGGCACTGGCGATGACGGCCTCATCTTCCACGATGGGCTGCGTGTTGACCCACAATGGATCCTCGACCTCGGTTTCCGCCTGTCATACGCCAAGCCACGTGACATCTTCCACGCCACCTACTGTTCGCAACGGTTTTACCCTGCGACGGTCAATGGACGCAACACCATTGTGCCCGCCCCAAAAATTCTGCGCACGATGTACCGCAGCGGTTATTTCTGTGACCCCCCAGTCACCGCCGGCCACCCGGATTACCCCGAATTCATGGTGGGGGCTGGTATCGGATTGTCGCAACTCGTGTCGCACGTGCCGGTTTCGCGCGCCATTGCATCCGCTTGGGTCAACCACCATGCCCCTGCAACTGTTGACAGGCACACCCTCAGCGATCACCGCCGGGTGTACACGCCATTCCGGGGTTTCGTGAATGCCACCGCCAATGATGATACGTACGCCATGGTGTTCGAAGTGTATGGTTGGACCCGCGAGTACATCAGCTACCTGGAATCTGCTTACTCGGTGCCACCTCCCGCACTCATTGACACCGCGATCAACGGTCAAGCCGTTGATGGTTACGAGTTCAATTCAATCATCGGTGAGTTGGTTGCGTCGGCGTCCACCTTCCAGTCCACGTTCTACCGTGTCGTCGGTGCCCCATACGTTGAGGAAATCGTTAAGTATTACCTCACACTCGCCTTCGGCCCGGTCGGCGTCACCTTCTTCGCCGTGTACGAGGCTGGTGTCAAGCTGGCCCGTGGTGCCGTCGCGTGGCGCATTGTCCCCGCCTTCGCCATACATCACCTTCTTTTGTATGGCTGCACTGGTGGTGAATTTGCCAACCACGTCGGCGCCGACAATTCCATCCTCACTTGCCGCATTGTCCTTCACACCCTTTACAATCTTGCGGCTCACCTCTTCGGCATCACAGCTATCATTGCCGTGCTCTTCATCCCCCGGCTCGCCCTCAATCGCCCTCCCGTGCATTGGTGGCGTTTGTTGGTCACCTTGTTCGTTGTTAGCGCCGCCGCCGGCTCCGTTTTGGGTTGGCAAGCCATGGTCGCCACCGGCCGGGGCGGCGTTTCAGAATTACAACGCAACCAGCTCGCTGCTTGCATTAACTCTGAAAATTACAACGTTCCAACATTCACCATGCCTCGCCGTGGTAACCGTTCTGCACGCAATGCTCTGTCCAAGGGTCCCAACCCCGCCGACCTCATCGGCAAGGCACTCGCCTTTGGGGCCAGTCAAGCCGCCACCCGTGGCCGCGGCCGCGTCGGCGCCGCCGTCGCGAATATCGCCCAAGCCGTCGCGGGGCGCGGGCGTCGCGGCAAAGCCAACGGCGGTGGAGATGGACCACCCGAATCCGGCACCATACCGGTGGGGCCACCCGCCGGTAGCGGCGGCGGCCGCGCCGGCAACCCGAACGCCGTTTACCGTGGCAACACCATCAAGCCACCCGCTGGCATGAAGTGGGTGCCCGGGCATTCGTATGATGACGCAGTGCGCGCCGGGCTCGCTGGCAAGCCTTTGCCCACCCTCCAAGTGCAGGACCAAAAGGGGCGCGTGGCGCAGTGGCAAGGCACGTCGTTTTACAACGCAGGCACCGGTCCCCGGCCGCAGCC